GCCAATCCGGAGAAGGCACGGGCCGCGGTGCGGGCGTGGCGTGCAGCCAATCCGGAGAAGGCACGGGCCGCGGTGCGGGCGTGGCGTGCAGCCAATCCGGAGAAGGCACGGGCCGCGGTGCTGGCGTACCGAGCAGCCAATCCGGAGAAGGTGCGGGCGCGGAAGCGGGCGTACCGTGCAGCCAATCCGGAGAAGGCACGGGCCGCGGTGCGGGCGTGGCGACAAGATCAACGCAAATCAGACATGATCCTCGCAATTATGGCAATGCAGGGATGAGGCAACGCGGGGCGCGCATGCGAAACAACGCGCAAACGAAAGGCGGCAATCAATGACCTGTCGAGAATGCGGAACCAAGATGCGCGTATGGAAATCACGCCCAAAACAAATGGAAGTCGAGGAGCGAGAATACCGCTGCCCGACCTGCCGCCGCCGCATCGTGACGGTCGAAACCGTGCGCGACCGCCTCGGTCCGGTGAGAATTAAATAGTCCACCCGTAACCTTACAGAAGCCATAATAAAAATGTAACCTTGTCTCACGGGCGCAAAATAGCGCAACGGAGGCAAGGCATGGCTCTTACTCTAGCAGCTGTTGAAACGGCCATTACAGAATTGCTCACTGGTGGGCAGTCTGTCTCGCTTGATGGCATGGCTGTAACCAAGGCCAGCCTGCCGTCGCTTTGGGAAGCCCGCAAGCAACTCAAACTTGAGGGCGCACGCACTACCCGCCCGACTATCCGCGCCTTTAACATGGGCGGAATGGGCTATGGCTCCACGTCCGGCACAGAGGCCGAAGTAACCCTAACCAAACTGGTAACCTAATGCGCATAGGCAATTTCCATTTTGGTTATGATGCTGTTGAAGACAAGCAACGTCGGCAGGCTCCGCAAACCCGCGTGCGACATGAATCCGACGTTCTGACTGATTCAAAGCGGCGAAGACTACAGGCAACCGCGCAAGAGCAAATGCGCAATCACGCGCTCGTTGCGTGGATGGTTCGCAAGCATTTGGATTACGTAAGCAAGTTTCATTTTTCCTTCCGCACTGGCGATACGAACATTGACGCCATCGTCAATCGAATATTCCGCTGGCACGGCAGGCCCGGTAATCTTGACTTCGGCGGGCGATTCGGACGCGATGAACTCTTCCGATTGTTCGAACTGGAAAAGGTATTGTGCGGTGACGCGGCATTTATCAAGCTGGAAGGCATGAAGCTACAAGCCGTGGAATCGGACCTGATTGCGCAAGGAATCGGCGCGCCTGAAAGCGTAAACACATCCGGTCTGGTGTGCGATCAATACGGTCGCGTCAAGGAATATGCCATTTGCAGACGTGGAACCAACTCCAGCAAGCCCGATTATGACCACTTGGAACCAGTCAGCAACATCATTTTTGACGCCTATTGGACGCGGTTTTCCTCGCAATTTCGCGGGGTTTCGCCGCTTTCTGTGGCAATTAACACCGTTCAAGACATCCACGAAGCGTTCGAGTTCAATTTAATCAAAGCCAAGATGCATGCGCTATTCGGCGTGGCAGTCATGCGCGACGCCAACGGTACAGATGGTCAATTTGGAGGGGCGGGTGGCGCAACGGCTGAAACCGCGTCGGCAACCGCAAACGCTACAGGTTCGTCTTTCGACCTGAACCCACGCGCAATCAATATCGTGGACCTGAACCCAGGCGAAAAAATGGAGATTCTGGAAAGTAGCACGCCATCCGCAGAGTTTGTCGAAGGGTCGTACCTGTTTATTCAGATTGCAATGCTGGCGCTTGACATTCCCGTCACGGCGTTTGACTCCCGCCGCGCCTCGTTCTCTGCGCGTATTGCTGACCTGAACGAGTATGAAGTCAGCAGCGATTACAAGCGCACGAAAAACCGCTATGTACGGCAGGCGTACAGCGATTGGGTGCTTGAACAAATCTGGAATGATCCCGCCTCTCCGTGGGGATTGAAGAAGATTGCCTCCGGTGCGGGTATGGGATTGCGCGATGTGCAGGAGGGTGTTGAATGGATACCGTCCGGCTCTCCGTGGCTGGACAAAGGCGCGCAGGTTTCCGGCGACCAGCTTGCAATTTCTATCGGGCTTGATAACGCCATTGATGCCGCCCGCCGCCGTGGTGGCGACGTGTTCGCAAACATCGACAAGACCGCGCAAGTTATGGCATACGCCAAGGAAAAAGGCGTACCAATGCCAATGGGTATGCCGGGTGCGCGAACCGTTGAAGAGATCGTGCAGCAGGAGGTTGCAGCAGCCAAGGAGAACGACAGTGGACAATGAAAACGTCAACGGACCACGCGACCTATCGCACATTCCCGCCGCCGCCTGTGCGTTTACGGTGTCTGAAGTCGAGTTTGGCGATAATGGCGAGGGCGCAAAGTCTGCCCCAGTCAAGCTTGTTGCGCGAACGGGAAAGCCTATCGAACATTGGTTCTGGGGCCGGATTGTGCATGACTTGGCCGGAATGCGCATGCATAAACCCCGCCTCCCCATTGACTACGCTCACGACTCCAAGGAAGTTCTAGGATACCTAAACCGCTTTGATATTACAAGCGGGGATCTGGTTGTCAGTGGTGCGCTTGTTCCGTTCAAGGATAGCGACCGAGCAACCGAGATCATGCACAAGACTCGCGCCGGGGTGCCTTACGAAGCGTCGATTAACTTCGGCGGCGATGGCATTAAAGTCGAGGATGTGCCGGAAGGATTCGTAACGCAGGTCAACGGTTTCGAGTTTTCCGGCCCTGGCGTAGTAGTGCGCGAATGGCCGTTGCGCGGCGTAGCAATTTGCCCTTATGGGGCAGACGCGAACACCAGCACCAGTGTGCTGGCTAACAGTAACAAAACGTTCTCGGCTGCGGTTTTTCCCGCGCCGAAAGCCACAACGAAGGATGCAGACATGAGCAAGCAGCCCGTCGAAGTTGCGGCCCAGGCGGAAGCGCCCAAGGCCGATGCAACACAAACCAATCTCAGCGAAACTCCCGTTGAAGGGAAGCCCGTCGAGGCCGTTGCGCCCGTAGCGCAGCCGGCTGTCGAGACGCCATCCCCAGAGGGTGCTAAGTTGGAGGCACCCGCGCCGGTCGCGGCCGTGCCGGAACCGGAAAAGAAGCCGGAATTGAGCCGCGAAGAGTTCCTCAAGATCGTTGATGAGTTTGGCGCGGACACTGCCGCCCAGGTCGTCAAAGACGGAGGGGACTATAACACGGCGTTGAAGCTGGCTTATTCCAAGGAAAAAACGGCGCGTTTGGCTCTTGAATCCAAGTGCGCAGAAATGTCTGCTACCAAGGCGGGAACACCCGCGCCGGTTGCGGACGCAACGAAGACGCAAAGCAGCCTGTTTAAGACGGGCAAGTAACCAACCAACCATCACACCCAACGGAGAACATCAATGTCTGCTTCTTATAACACCCTCGCTGGCCTCATTCAGTTCAACGACAAGAATCTGGCTGACCTCAACGTTTCCGACCTGCTGGACGACGCGCCATTGCTGAAGGTTATCTTTGCGCAGGCCGCGAGCAACGGCACGGAGCACAAATACCTGAAGCAGGTTACGGCTTCTTCTGCCGCATTCCGCGCAGCACTTACCGGTTGCGCCAAGACCGCCAGCGCCGATACGCTGGTGACCGACACGCTAAAGATCCTTGATGGGTCTTTCGACACCGACATTGCGCTGGCTGACGCTTTCAAGGGCGGGCGTGATGCGTGGCTTCAGTTGGAGCTGATGCGCACCATGAAGCAGGTGTTCGCTACCGCCGAAAAGCAGATTTTTTACGGAGCCGCCAGCCCCGGCAGCACAACCGGATTTGCCGGTTTGCGTGACAACGCGCAGTTGGACGCGCTTGCAGACGAAATGGTTTACAACGCCGGCGGCTCGAATGCTAGCACGCAGACATCGTGCTATCTGATTCGCAGCGGGCGCGATGACGTGGCTTTCATTCTCGGCAACGGCGGAAAGATCGTTGTTGAGGATGAGCCGACGATAATCCAGAAGTATTCGACGGCTGAACTCGCTGCCGGAACTTCCTACCCGGCGCTGTACGTTCCGGTCACGGGGTATTGCGGGTTCCAGATCGGTGGCGCGTATTCCGCCTCCCGAATCGCAAACATCGAATGCAACACGCTGACAAGTCTGACGGCGTTCACAGATGACATGATTTACGGCGCTCTGTCGCTGTTTCCGGCTGGTCGTCAGCCGAACATGATCGTCATGAACCGGAACGCCCTGCGCTTGCTGCGGCAGTCGCGCACGGCCACTAACCCGACCGGCAATCCGGCACCGCGTCCTACCGAAGTCGAGGGGATTCCGATTGTCGTTACCGACGGTCTGGTTTCCATCGAGGCTGTCGAGTCGTAAGCCGACAAGACGCACGGGGCCGGACGCCAACGGCCCAAACACTCACAACCACAGCTTAACGGAGCACAAGATGAACAAGAAAATCATGGTATCCTTCGCAATGGTCATGCTTGTCGGCATGGCTCTTGCGCAATCAACCGATTGGAATGATCGGTCCTTTCGTGATCCTCGCCAAGCAGTCGCCAAGTTGAATGTTGACGGCGCGGCTATTGGCGTTCGACTGGGGCAAGTCGAGGCGCTTGGCATCACCAACACGACATCGGCTGTCGTTGTTGGCTCGTTGACCACCACGGGGACAGTTGCCACGGCGAAAGCCACGGTATCTGGAACTCTGGCTGTAACGGGTGTTGCCACCCTAACTGCGATGCCAAAGCTGACAACCACGAACGCACCTGGGGCGGTCGTTGCAGCGGCTCTCAACAACTTGCCGACTGGCGCTACCACGAACGCTCTGTTCTTCACGATCACTGTCGGAGCGGTTAATTATGCCGTTCCTATGTACGCTCTTCCGTAACCAAGGAAACAAAACATGAAGCGCAAACTGTTCATCATCGGCGCGGCGGCAATGGTAGCGGCTTGCGCTTTTTCGGCACCACAAAGCGTTACGCTGAGTGCTGCCAGCGGAACAAACGTCACGGCAACAAGTCAATCAGTACGGCTGACAGGGTACGTTGACGAAATCGTGCTGGAACTTCCGAGCGGTTGCCTTACCGGGACCGTGGTTGTAACGGCAACGCCTGACGTAGGCGCGGCTGTTACACTGGCAACCAAGACGATTACGGCAACCACGCTTGTGCGTCCGCGCTTGGATGGCACAACGACGGCGGCTGTTGCGCTGGATAGTGATCCGCCTTCGAGGTACCTGTCTGTGCGCGATACGTTCGTTGCAAACGTCACGGCGGCGAATGCGACGGGCGGAACATGGCGCTGTTTTGTGAAGTTTGATGACGGAAAGTAGCTTCCTCCCGACCCCACGGCCCGCCGTTCCGGCACCCCTTCCGGGGCGGCGGGCTTCCCGCAGAGAGACGCGATGTCAATCAACGCAACAACCTTCCTAGCAGCCCTTCCCGGCAAGCGTGCGAGCGTAACGGCGCACGGCGTGACGGTTGCGAGCGTGTTGCGTTCGGGGCGGATGGCGAACGGATCCCTTTCCGATAACGGGATGTACGCCGAACCGCAGGCGACGATTTACCCGCTATCAGGCGCGTTCGGGCTCGAGATCGTAGCCGGGGACTTGTTTCTGGTTGCCGACACATACGGCATTTGCTTTTCCGTTGACCATATAAACGAGGACACGATAGACCGTTGCGCCTTGCTGTTGCTTCAGAAGACCTGCACATTTGCGTCCGCTTCCATCGCGTGCAACGTGAAGGCAACAAACGCAACGACCGCATGGGACATTGGCGGCGCAACGGAGGGCACGGAAGAAATCATCGTTACGCACACCTCTTTGATTCCAGACGGCACGGACGCACCGCAGACCGGCGATTCTATCACGCTGCCTGATGGCATTGTGCGGTCAGTCAACTCCGTTTCGAGAGACTTTTCGGGAGCGGTCTTGCACATTCGATGCACCTCGAAAGGAGCGCCGGCCAATGGGTAGCCTTTCCGAAACGATGGCGCTGTCACGCGGCAATGCGCGCATGGACCGCAAGGGAATCGCGCAGGGCGGCGGATCCGGTGGCAATCCAGGCGGCAGCGGGGACGTATCGTTTGCCGTTGACATGCGCGATTTTTCAAACATGCTCGGTCACGTCATGCGCGAAAGCGGACGGTCGGCTACGGAAACGGTCAAGTATGGAATGATTTTGATGCTGACGGCGGGACGATCGGCAACGCCAAAAGGAAAAAAGAACCGCACGATTGCCAAGGTGCAGAGTTTAGAGACGCGAAAACGAAGCGACGCCTATGCCGTGTGGCATCAGGGCAAGCGCGAAGCTCGCATGATTCGTTTACCGACCGGCAAGGGGCCGATGAGCAAGGAACTGCGGGCGCAACTTGTGGCCGCACGCGCCGACCGCATACGGCGCTTTCGGGCAATCGAGCGCGTGGGTATTGCCAAGGCATCCTGGGGATGGGCGCTCAAAAAGTATTGCGGCACGGGATCAACGGTGCTTTCTTCCGTAGGCAGGATATACCATGACCCGGTAACTGGACAGACAACGCCGCTTTCGATGACTGTTGAAAACCGCCTTGGCTGGATCGGTAAACTTGTGCCTGGCATCGAACAGCGCATGGTCAAAAGCGCGGTCGGGAGAATGAGCAAGTGGATGGAAAACCGGTGGCAGAGCGGCATTGACAGGGCCGCACGGAGGGCTAGCTAATGGCCCGCTGGCTAATACTACGGCGCGAACTTGGCGCGAACGCGATAGACGCGATCAAGCAGCTTTACGTTGACAAGATGGCCGAGGTGCAGACGGTTGTTTCGGGTGATGGCAATATGGCGATTGCCGACACGCATCTGGCCGCCTATACGCCGCGCTTCGATACGATGGCCGATGGATTGCAGGCAAGCTACAAGTGCCAGATGATCGACCTAGAACTGCACGCCGTTTGCGACTATCAGAACCGGCAGATTGCGCCGAAGTTTGCCGCGATTTGCGAGGCGCTTGAAGACTTCTGCGCACGGACGGACCTGCGCACGCACCTGACCAGCGCGGAAGATGACGGCATTCAAGTAGACCAGGTTACGCCCGACGCGGCACGGGAAGAGATAGACGATCAGCAATTTAGGGCAATTTATACGCTTCGGTGCATGGTGCGCTCGAAGCTCTAACGGAGAACAGTCATGTCAGCAGGCGGAACATACAGTGGGACCGTAACAGTCCCGACGCAAAAGGGCACGGCCTACGGCGTGAACTTTGACAGCGTCTTTATCCCGGCGCTACTCAATGCTCCCGAGGATGGTTTTATTGGCGAGCACGACTATCAGCACAAGGCCGAAGTTCGCGACATCGCGGGAAACATCATGAACAAGCTCTATGCGGGAGCGTTCAACCGCAGCAAGGGAACGCTCAAGATTCCGACCGGGACGGAAGACGCAACCCGAATCGCAATCTACGCGCTGAAGGCAGGTTCGAAGCTGTCTATGCACCAGGTTGTGACCGCTGGCACATTCGGCACTCCTGAAGACTGGGTTATCGAAGAGGATCCGGTCATCACGCACAACCGCGAATATGTGACGGTTGATTTTGTCGTCATCAAGGAACCCGGCATAACCGCCTAGTAAGGGAGACCAGCAATGTCAGCACCCGAAGCACCTGTTCAACTTGGCACGCCGTATGTCGTGAACTTCAACGGCGCATATTCTCCATCCGCAACCGGATACATGCCGGAAGATGGCTGGAAGCGCACGAACGCGTCCGCGCTCAAGGCGACGGTAGAGGATTTGGCCGGCAATCCGGTTAACCGCACGTTTGCCGGGGCAGAGGAAGTGTTCGAGGGTACGCTCTTCGTTCCGGCTGGCAGCGCGCCGGCCGCACTGAAGCCCGGCGACACCATCGGACTCAAGCCCGTTGTCGCCGGCGAAGTCATCGGGACCGAGGTAGTTTACTGCATCCGCACGGTCAGCCTTACCGGCAACCGGCTCCACGACAAGCTCAATTTGACTGTCGTTAAGGAAGCCAGCATGACGTATACGGTGTAAGGTGCGAACGAATGCCCGAAACAACCGACACCGCTTGGCGGGACGCGCTCCTAATGGCGCCGGGTAGGGTGGCAGGCGTGCAACTGCTGCCCCTTTCCGCGTGGCATCTGCACGCCATGCAGATAACGGGCATGCGGTTCGACTTTGACTGTGACGGGCGCGGGCCGACGCCGGGGGAGCTGGCAAACGCCATTGCAATTTGCCGCAGTCGGTGGACAGTCGGAAAAATCGGCGTTGCGAGCGCTCCCGCGTGGCTCATTATCTGGCTGATGTGCCGGTGGGTGTTCGTGGAGTGGCAGACCGACGCGATCGCATTCTTGACCCACTGCATCCGGTATCGGCAGTCACCCGCAATGGAGGCACCGAAGAAAGGCGTTTCGTTCACCGAGCTTGGCGCTCCGCCATATCTCGCGAGGGCGGTTGACCTGGCAACCAAGATACCCAGCCTGACGCTGGAACAAACGATGAACATGCCGATTGTTTGGCTGAATTGCCTACGCATGACCCTAACGGACATGGCCGGAACGCTGGCTTGCGCGTGGAACCGCACGGACGGGCCGGCAGGGCAGGCTATAGCGGCAGGGCTACAGTCAGCACAGGACGCCGTTGAGAAGGCCGTACGGGCCGCACAAGGGGCAGCAAATGGCAACACTTAAAGTATCCAGCACGCTTGATCCGTCCGGCTTTAATCGGGGAGTTGACGGGATGAAGCGCAAGGCCAAGGAAATCAACGGCGCGGGCGGCCGCATTGGCGGCGGATCCGGTGGCGGGTCCGGTGGCATGGGGTTTGGTCAAGTGTCCTCATCGGTAGCGGCTGGCAATCTGTTGACCGATGCTCTTAGCAAAGTTAAAGATATGGCGGTTGCTGGCTGGAATGAACTTTCTAAACTCGGCATGGTTGCGAAAAGCCTAGGCGCGGAAGTTCCGGCAATCAACGAGATACAGGACGCAATGGCCGAATGGGGCGTTGAAGGCGACCGCGTGCTTTCGATTTTGGAAAAGATAGACATTGCACGCTCGCAAGCGGTTGAAGGAAACAACGCGCTGGCAAAGTCTTTTGAGCAGGCGGGAGTTTCGATGGAAGATTTGATCAATCTTGACCCAACACAGATATTTGGCAAGATGGCAAAGGCGGCAGCGTCTGGTGGTACGGTGGCGCCGACCGTAAGCGCAGAAGCCGCGGCAGCGCCTGGTGGTACGGTGGCGCCGACCGTAAGCGCAGAAGCCGCGGCAGCGTCTGGTGGTACGGTGGCGCCGACCGTAAACGCAAAAGCAACAGCGGAACCGGTGGCGCAGAATGACATAACCGGCCAAGCGATGACCGGAATAAGCGCGATCATCGGGAAGCGTAATATGGCGGGGCTTGAAATGCCAATGATGGAGTTCGGAAAGGGCTTCCGCAATGATCACATGTTCGAGCCTGACCAGAGGGCGGCGGATATTGTTGCGATTACAGAGCGTAAGGCACGGTCGGCGGCGGTGTCGTCGGCAAACGCGATAGCCGTTACAGAAACCAAGTCAGCAGGGATAAACGTGTCCGAGGCGGAAATCAAAGCAGAGCAAGACCGGCGCGTCAAGGGAAATAAGATACGCATAAAGCGCCGAGTCGATGCGGTGAAGCAGGCGCGGGAACGAATTGCGGCGGAACTGGAAGAGGAGAAAGAGGACATCCGCACCGAAGGCGCCGCCCGCCTTGAAGAGGAAAAGAAGGGCATCGGCTTTCAGCGGATGGAAGTTTCGCAGGAGCAATCAGTCGGTATTGGCAGTATCGAAGGCAGCGGGTTCGACATGGGCGTAGCGAACGAGGCCAATCGGCAGGTCGAAATTGCGGAGAAGACCAAAGAGATCATGACGGAAGTGCAGAAGCTGATTGCCAAGGTCGAGGAACATGCCAAGAAAACGGCAGACGCCGTAACTGCGGAGTGATTTTAGATGTCCTACACATTAGTCGATACGGCGTTCCCCGGTTCTGACATTCGCGTGGTCGGCACGGCGAATCAGATTGTGCTTGGCCGTCGTACAATCAAGCAATCGCAATTTGGCAAGGAAACGATTGAGATATGGGGCGCTACGGATTTGGCGAGCGCCAAGGAGTTTCAAACGGCATGTTTGGAAGATGAGCGGTGCAGCGATTGCGAGCTCGATCAATCGCCACCGACATTTACCCTTACGGCGCGATGGGCGTTTGACCGGACGGATGCGGGATGGTTGCCTGGGGCGTACATTGAGGAATCATGGGAGCTTGATATAATCGAAACACAGCAGCTCCTGGCGACGCACCCCTATTTCACGGCAAGCAGCGGTTTATGGCCGACCGAAGTTGAAGCGGCAAATCATGCGCTGGCAACCGGTGCAAAACCCGCGCTAGGTACGTTTCCCGCGCAAATGTCCCGGTACGTTAGCTTACGTCAAAACGGCGTAGATTATTGGAATCCGCACAACGTAATCCTGCGGCATAAGCTGCGGATGTATAGGTCGCAGCCAGCGGAAACATGGCAGGCGTTTTATGAGAATATTGGGCGCTCATATCGCAAGGCGGATTTGCCGGACTTACCGTCAGAGATTGAGTCGGCGCTAGCCGGTCTACAGGTGCCGACGTATGCGGTCGGCGGTGCGGTTGACCCATCGGGCGTTTCTGCTGCTCATTTGTTTTGGGTGAAGAAGCCGCCCGCCTTTCAGATGGTAGGTCGCAATCCACGCGGGCCACGGGACGTGGCTGAAACATGGATGGGCGCGGGTAAGGTTTCCGCAGTGCTTTATCCGGCAAAGATCGGATTGACATCAGCTGGCATCGGGCTATGGGACCCACTCTATACGCCATGATCGACAAACTCAAAACGGTATTCGGACGGAAGGCGTTGCTGCAGATTAACGAAATGGCCGCACGCTCGCAGATTACAGGGCAGCGCGTGGAAAGCAGCCCGAACGGAACGACCGTGCTGCCTGCGCCGCGGCAGTACATGGCGCGGGAGTTTCCTTGGTTGCCTACGATCACGTTTGGCCTTGAGCGCGCGGGGTCGGAAAAGATCAAGGTACTGAATTGCAAGGCTCGGCGGTATGGCGATCCGCAGGGCAGCAGCATCTATTATGTGTGCAGCGATACCGAGGTCACATTTACCGGCGCGGGTGACGGACAGCGCATCTGCTGGAAGTGGAACCCGACAGCCGGCCTGTCGATCCTTACCGCCCCGCAGGTCAATGACCCGTTGGATGATTCCACGTACATCTACGGCGTTGTGGCAGTATTCGACGTTTCGGCTAGCCTAGTCGCAACCCTGGCAACTGGCGGCAGCATTCAGTGTGGGCAGGTCATTACCCTGCCACTATTCACTGTAGCGGGCGCTTAAATGGCATACGCATACAAAACCATAGGCAGCACGACGGCGGCGGTGGCGAGCCTCCTAGCCCTTGGCACGGCGCTATGGTGGCAGCGCACGCCAGCGCCTGTGGAGATCCCGCGCCCGCAGGATGAAGCGGAGATCATGCACGCCACTCTTGAGCGGCTTTACGGAATGGAAATGCCATACTCGTTTGTGAACACGAACGGGACAAACGTTGTAGGCTACTCGCCAAACGCCACAACGAAATACCCGCCGAAGATTCGGGACGCTGTAGGACCAAACGCCAAACCGCCAAACGAGGGCGGTGGGTGGGGCGATTCAGTTACCCGCAGATGGATCAGCCCGACAAACTTCCCGAACGAATCAGCGACATGGGACGGAACATGGGGCATCACATCAAACACTCCTCCTACGAGTTGGGTGCTTCAGAACTCTGTTACTAGATTCTGGGCGCACATAGACAACATAGCGATTCCGTGGAATACGTTTGTCACGGGAACAAACAAGACATGGCTTTCGACTTCCAACATTGTAACATATACGACCAATATTCTTAGTGTAACCACGAATGACGGTGTTTTGTTTACGTCAACTTCTGTCATTTCTGGATTATACGCGGCTGACATTTTCGGGGAAGGGTCTGGACTATTTAGATGCGAGTGGACAGCAGGAACTGTTATCAATCAAAACAATGATGGAACATACACCATCATAGACGAGGTGCCTGATCCTTTCACGGTGAGTTATGACGATCTGACCGTATACTATGATGATCATGTTTATCAATGGGTAATTTATGGAGGTGTTAGGTTTTATACAGGATGGATTGGCAGCGGGGATTATCCACTACCACTTCCCTCTTCATTCACTCCGCTTTATGGATCTGACACGCTAACTGCTGACGTTGCGGACGGAGTCGTCACAAATTACCAGTACACAACAAGAAGCGTCCTTAGCACAAACACATCAGAATATGACGCATTTTCAGCAGGAAAGACGTTTCCTTTCGAGCGGGACGGAAAATCTCTCTACTGGTCAACCAACGCATACAACGACATGGCACGAGCGTTGGCAATGATGCAGTATCAGATTGTCAGGAACGGCAGCGATGTTACGGAATACGGGATAAAGGTGCAGGTTGCATTTGATGGAACGTTCGACACTGTGACCAGCAACATTACGGAAACGATTACAACAAATTGGAGCTATGAGGTTTTTAATAACACGCTTACAACGGAGGCTTTTGAAGGTGGCGCGGACCTGGGTTCTTTATCGGAATATACGCGAGAGTATACGCAACCCCCACCTGCCAGTAATGGCACATGGGCAAGTCACTGGGCGTATACGCTCTACATCTCGACATCGCAGCTGACGTTCTCAAACGCCATACCGTTTGGACTAACAAATGTTCTGTTTCTCGGAAACCAATACGAGCCATCTGGCATGACGGATTATGAATCGCGTGGATGGCGTCCCGATCCTGAGTACACGCAAGAACGCAACTGGTGGCAGAATCCTAATAGCAAGGAGATTATTCCGTACTGCCCTCCTTATGGCGTGGTTACTTCGGCATGGCACTTTCTGCCGCCCACCGAAGTAACAAACCTACTTACATCGCTTTCAGATGAATGGTCTTCTGATTGGCCGGCCATACGAGACGCTACGGAGGAGGCATGGGGAGCGGGCGGAAGTAGTCGCGCGGAATACTATCCCGGCAAACTCAACCCGCCTAGAATACCATCTTGGAGAATGCAAGCGTTGGGAGGCGGCAGCGAAGCAAATACATTCAAGGTTCTTTTCCAATCCCTGACAAACTACCCGACGCATTCCCCGGCACGTTGACAAACCGACCAGACAAACGCTATCATAGCACGAAAGGCACACCATGAAACGCAGCCTAATTGCAGCCCTAATCCTGACCGCGTGTGCGGCGTCCGCGCAGCTCACGCCCGACACGTTTACCGTGACATGGACTCGCGGCGGCGTGACGGCGCTTATGAATACGAACGTCTACCTATCCGACGTGTCGTATGTGCTGACGAACTGTCAGGCGCTTGTCGGGACTGCAACGCAAAACCTGACATCGTGCGGCGTGCAAGTGCGCGTTGGCGACAGCACGACTAATCGGCTGTTTATTGGATGGATTGAAAACGCTGCTGATGGCAGATTCGGTTGCGCGTTCACCATCCCGCCGCGCCCTGCCACTTCTGCGCGGGCGGAAATCATGACGGCTGATATTCAGTTGACGCTAACGAACGGCGCTGTAACGATCACAGACCGCGAACGCAAGCAGCTATACTACTCGCAACCGCTGAAATAAGGGACCGACCATGCGCAAACTATTTGCCACGCTCTTGTTCACCGCCGCCGTCGCAACCTCTGCGCACGGCATCGGCTCTCCAATCGTGTTGGACACCACGCAGCCAAGCCCGTCACTGACGCGAATTGAGGCATGGCAGGGCGCTCCGTTGACCATTATTCCGACCATCAGACAGGGCGGCACGCTCTACACCAACGCCGCAACGGTAAAGTTCCAGTACGGCAGCAACCTTAATGCGCTTGCGTATGGCAGCGTGACCGGTACTCTGACGGGCGGAACGGCTACATTGACGACACCGGCTATAGGGATTACAGGGCGGTGTGTGTATGTGGCATCAATTACCGAGGGAAGCGTTACGACGGTCTTGGGAACTGGCGTGCTAAACGTCACACCGACCACATCACAGGGCGCATGGCCGGCGCTGCCTGGGCTGACGTTTCCCGAAACTGATCCGGTGTTCGTGACATGGCTGGCGACCAATACACTTATTTCCGCGCACAGCTCCGCGACCGACCCGCACGGCGACCGGGCGTATACTGACCAGCGAACGAATCGGTTGGATGCTGCGACAATCGCCCGCGACTACCCGCGCAGCAACCCGTCCAACTGGATCACGTTGGCGCAGGTACCCGCACAGACCACGCAGCTATACGTTGCAACGGCAGGCGCTGCAACGGCTCT